CAGCAGGGTCGGCAGCACGGTCGGCAGCAGAGTCGGCAGCAGCGTCGGCAGCATGGTCGGCAGCACGGTCGGCAGCAGCTAAGCGTTATGGGGATACTCTCGTACGATTTCTTTCTGAAGCTCCAGTACCTGACGTGATTGTAAAGAATTAGATATGACCACCACCCTTAAACGCGTCCGTGCTGCTGTTATTAAGGCTGTGCCTGAGATAGTTGAGTTGAAGTTTGGGTGTGAGCTGTTTATACAAAACTACATGGCAAGCGTGAATCTCCTAGAAGACAGGAGAGGAAGGTGTTGGATTCCAGAGAACGGAGAACCTAATTCAGACTTCCTCGCACTTGGTGGCTCGCTTACTTACTTTGATGAAAAACACATTAAAGAAATCATAGGCCGCGACATCACCCTCGCCGACGTTCTCAGGGCGATAGGGGATAAGTATGGTTACGGAAGGTATACGGTTGATGAGACAGGTAATATTTGGGAGATGGAAGGCTGGGAGCGTTGGCTACCGGAAGAACATCTCATTGAGTGGAACCTCGCTCTCCCTCTCCACCTGCAAAGCGAAGAAGCATTAACCTTCCTCGATAAGACACTCAACCATGACTAAGAACCTACAAGACCTTCGTGCTGAGGCTCGTGCAGAAATGAATGAGCGTTTTCACGAAGTAAGTGAGTCGGACGCGGTGTGGTTAGACACCCTCATAGACTCCGTACTCGATAGAGCAGAGGCGTGTGCGCCCACTGAGAGGAGAATAGAGATGTATCACGGTCCTCTTCCTTGGCCGAAAGGACTAGAGTTTAACGAATGCCGCGAAGAGTTCCTTACCAACCTCTCCACTCTAAGGAGCTAACCTACTATTGCGTATGAAAAAAGAACTTGAACAACTTTTCATTATCACAGACGGTTGTATGTGGGAAATGAACAAGCAGGGGGGCACGTATCACCCACATGCTATAGAGGTTTGCGACCCAAAGACGGGGCAGGTTCGATACATAAAGAGCGGTGCCACTATTCAGTTCGTGTCAGGGGAGATTACTCCTGCACGCGACCAGAAGGATTACAACAAAACACCATGAAAATCCCCGACACTATCACTGCGAACCTAACCTACTATTGCGTATGACACACGGTAGTTGGTAGCTAGCAGCTCACAATTAACAAAAACACTATGGAAGAAAAGCTAGAAGCATTAGAGGAATTAAATAACGAACCTAAACTAGCAAGCCAGCAGGAAATAAATAAGCTGTTCGGTAACAGTATGATTTACACTGCGAAGGTGAGTGAGTGCGTCTTCTGTGATACGGAGAAAATAAAAAGCACAGTGATTGACTACGGTAACTGCTTGGTGTTTGAGCCATTAAATCCTGTGGTGAAGGGGCATTTATTGGTTATTCCAAAAGTCCACACACGTTCTTTCACTGACAATGCAGACATCTCTGGGGAAGTGATGCGAGTGGCTAGTCTTGTGGCGGGTGAGAGAGGCGGAGACTACAACCTAATTACTTCTAAAGGGAAAAGTGCCACGCAGAGCGTAAATCATCTGCACATACACTTAGTGCCTAGAGCAGAGAACGACGGTCTAATGCTCCCGTGGTCTGAACCTGCCGAGCATTTTGAACAAGCATTACTAGATGTTCGCCGAGAAACCATTGAGGAGGTGCGTATCGTCGCACTAAATGTAGCCGAAGAAATATCGAGCTTGTCTGAACTCGTTAATGGTTTTCAGCACCGAGGGTACGCCACAGAGAGACAGGAGAGCGAGATATACTTCGAGGGCTTCAAAGATGGGCGAGACATGATGCGGATTGATTTCTCACTTCCGAGCGGAAGGTTTGCAAAGCGCCTACGAGAGGAGCTACCTAACACCCCTACTCTATGAACTACACAGAAAAACGACAGGAAGAATATTGCAAAAAGTTTGGGCTATGCAAAGAAAAAGGAACCTGCCAGTGTAAAAAAGAACTAAAGTTTATTGCCGAATCAATCACACAAGCCATAGCAGAAGAGAGGGAGAGGGTGATGGGGTTAATTGAAGAGATACGAGGAATGCGAGAAGAGTCTAACGAAGCCCTTGATTATCTACAAGACAGAATTGAAAAAGGCCTCCTCGCCACACTTCAAGACCATAACACCCCTACTGTATGAGCAACTATTTAGGCAAAGCAAATAATCCGAACACGGGAAATCTCGAAGACTGTGAATTCCTCGATGATTTCTATGGGAAACACCAGTATGCGGTGCGGTTTAAGGACGGAACCACGTATCCTGAGAGTGAGGTTAAAGCTCTACCAATGAACGAACACAAGCCTGAGCCGTTGGAGGATATAGAAAAAGCATACCCAGAAGCGTATCGTCTAGCGCGACGATTTCATGAACTCTACGAAGAGTATGCGCCGCAGTTCGGATACAAAACACGAGAAGACACACGCGCATTTGACCCCACCAGTCCTAACGGCAGAACAATGGCTAGAGTTGCTTATGAGGTAGTGCAAGAAGAGAACACTGCCAATGCAGAGAGGATACGGGGGCTGAAGAAGCCACGCTGTAGATGTATGTGTCAGGCAAGTAATATTGCCGCAATACATAACGAGGCACTGGAGGCCGCAGCAAGCCTGACAGAGAAGTAGATAAATAACAATACTTATATGGAAACATTCTTACCGATTCTCTTGTTCATACTTGGCCTTTTCCTTGTGCCGTTTGTCGCGCTGTTAATAATCGTTGTCTTCCTGCTCCTTCTGGCAGCGATTATCTTCGGTGCGGTCTTCCTGTTTAATCGTTTGTTTAGATAAGCGACCCCCACCATAACAGTGGGGGTTTAGTTTGTTGTCGCGGTCTAGTGCCGCTGTTTGATTTGAATCACCTGCCTTTCTCTACTGTAAACCAGGGTGTGCTGGGAAAAGGACAACCCTGTGTGTGTCTATCTGCCTGTAGAGGTAGCAGAACAGGTCGCACACAGGTTCCTCTTCCGCAGCCCACTCAATCTCGCTAACGTCTCTAACCGTTCTCCGCTTCTCACAGAATGTGCATACAAACACCACCATGACATTAACGGTAATGAACGGGAGGCCGAAGCCTGGGTGGACGAATGTGGTCGCCACGGTAATTCATTGTACGTCTCCCTTTTTCTGAAAGGAATTATATCGCATAGATAGCTCTAGGCACTGTTAATATCCTAGTTAGACCAGCAATGTTTGCTGGCGTTCCAATCTCTGTAGCCGTTTATAGATACGACATACTTGGCCAGCTCGTCCTGGTCTTCCTCCGAAAAGATATCTTTCCCTTCTACCGACCCCCAGAGTTTAGTGCCGTAGTAGTTCCAAGAACCTTTCAAAAACTGATACTTCCCCGTGGCAGTAGACCGGGGGTTCTTTGCGTGTAGGTTGCCCTGGGATTCGCAGATAGCTATCCGAGCCAGTGTAGCGTCTACACTACGCACCACGGCCCGTTTTGGGGCTTCTGGGGGCTTATACGCACGAACCCCTGACGTATCAGGGGTTACATGCAGGCCCGCAGAGATATCAGCCGTAGCTGACTTACTAAATATACCACGAGTAGACACCAGCGCGAGGCCAGTTGGGTCTGAACTGTGGATAAGTGGGTTCTCTTTCTCCGCGAAAGCCTTGGCTATAATCGGCCAAAGAATCGCTGCGAGAATCAACCCTATTAGAAATCCTTTGAGAGTCTGTTTTATCGGTCAGTGCGCACGTCTTACTTCCATCCTCAGCCGTTCGGGTGTCGAGCCGTACTAAGCGTGTCGTTCAGTTATTTGCGGATTCCAAGCACGGGAGTTACATCCCCTACTGAAACACGCGAGTATTGTACAAGAGCGAATCCTGCAAGCTGTCCAACGATACCTATAGTTACGATAATAGCCTCCTGGTCCTGTGAGGATAAGTCGGCGACACCATAAATAGTCAGTATCGAAGCAAGTAGCTGTACGATATTACCCAAGATTGTTTTACTCATACATTGTTTATTATATCACGTGTAATCGGGCCAAAATACCCGAACGGTGGATAAATACATTTGGCCCGTTGAAACTTAATAAGAGCACGCTGGGTAAGGTGACCAAAAGTGTCCGTCTCGTACCCAGGACTCCCGACTCCGAAAAGCGCAACACGGAAGCCCTGCTGGTTCAGGTACTTCTGCAAGTCCCGAACGTCGTCGCCCCGTATCCCGATGTAGAGGTCACGTTTGAAGAGCGGACCCGCCGTCACGTTATCAACGAGGAAGGGAGCGGGGTTGATGCAACCTACCGTGCCGTTGTCATAGTTGATGATTTCAAAGTAGTATCCGTCAATCTTCAACGCGCCTGAGCCGTCGTAGAGGTACTGCTTCTTGCTGGTGCGCTTCTTCACGCGGAGTACAGGTCTGACCTGAGGGCCATGAAGGTGGCTACCTGCCTTGCTTCCTTTGAGCTTCTCTTCTCGGAGCACCTCTCGTCCCCCAGCGAAGACGGTGCCGGTGTTTCCACAGGTGCCGAGAGTGTCCTTGGGTTGGTAGGTCTTTCCCACTTCGGCGGTTATCTCGTTGAGGTGGCCGTAGGAGACCTCTGACCACTCCGAGTAACCGTTGTCTGCGTTCACGATGGTGAAGACCGCTCGGTACTTCATGGGGTCTTGGTGGTCGCGGTTCATCACGGAATAACACAGCGCATCCTTTGCACAGTTGATGATTGGCTTTCCCCAGTCGATACCCCAATCAACGGCAGTGTGACCTATCAGACCGTCTCGCTCGTATGAAATGTTGGCATTCTCACTAAAACCCTGAGTGATTAAGCTTTTTGATGCAGGATATATAAGTTGCAGTTTTTGCATGTTATTTGTAGGTGTTAGTTCCAAAACCTAAGCCGTCAAGCATAGTTCCAAGTATCGGTCCGATACTATCCGGGTCTTCGGCGAGTTCTAGCGTGTTTGTAATAGGGATAGGAGCAAAGAGATTCACTGCAGTGTTTGCAAGTCCTTCGGTTGAATTAAGATTCGTTGGACTGCCGCCGAACGTCTTGCCTCCTGCTATGTCGCGCAAGGTAGCAGGGAGAGGGGCAAGTTTGTTACTTAGGAAAGCACCAAAGAGTGAACCAAGAGGATTCATTCGGTTGTAACTTTTCTTGCCACCAATCCGTACTTCACCTTGTGTTGACCCGCGAGTTATCACGTCGGCTGACCGAGCAAACAATATAATGAATGTAGACATACCTGCGGTTACGTCAACGCGGGTGTTTCCTACTTTTATCTTTCCGAAGTCAGAAGAGGTTGGGTCAAAGTTCACACTGTCTGGATTTATAGCCTTGGCCAGAGCAAGACCTGAACCAACACCTGCGATAGCCCTCATAAGATTTATAGCAGCACGCTTCTTAAGCATTGGGTCCATTTTACTATCAAATGCGTGGGCCGTAAGAAAGTCAATGTTGGATTTGAAGAAACGAGGAGAGAAGAAAAGGTTGTTGAAGATTTTTGAAAAATCTTCAACTCTTCCAAGGTCTCCGCGACCTGTAAGACTGTTAGTGTAGGTTCCAATAGATTTCAGTAAGTTCTTTTCAGTTGTATCTCTCCCTGCACGTTCAGCCTGCTTAATAAGTTCATCTGCAATGTCAGCACGAAGACGGTAGGCTGTGCCTTCAAATGCTGATTGTGATGCTTTATACACTCGCCCTAATAGTGGGACTTTTTCAGGTAGAGAGGTTGGATATGCTTCCTCTACTCCTCCAATGTCAAGGCCCATTTTCTTGTACTTACCGTTCAAAGCATTTTCTCGACCGTATATCTCGGCTTTTATTCCGTTAACTACATCGTTGCTTGTTCCTTTCTTGCCAAGCTGCTGAGCAATGATTTTCCAAGAGTTTGCTGCATTGTTTGCCCACAGTTTAGGGTGAGCAAACATAGACTTAAATCCTTGACGGAACACAAAGGAGTTATCGAGCGACGCTTTGATAGACTTTGCTAATCCTCCAATATCCGAAATACTACCACCAACAGAACGGAGGGGTTGATTTTTCCAGTCTTTAATACTTCGTACATTTGCATCACGTTTTAATTCAGCTACATAGTTATCAAAACGTACCTGAGTCGCCCCTGCTTCGATACGTTCAGCACTTCCTTTAGGAGAGCCTTTTGGTACGTTTGCAACAGCGTCATGGTACTGCTTAGATAATTTAGCAATTGCGTTAGCTTCCTGCTCAGTAACTCCAACACCCAATCTTTTTGCAGCAAGGTCAGCAAGGAATTGCTCTTCAGCTTCAGGAGTAAGTAGAGCCCGGTCCATACGATTAACCCTATCTATAAGAGCTCGTTTGATTTCAGGTTTCAGGCCTGTAATAGTTTCGAGCCATGTAATAAGTCCGCGCTGTTGGTCTTCTAACAGTGTCTTGGCTTCGTAGAGCGCATTTACAGACGTTGCGTAATCTTCATCAAGAAACTTAGTGAAGTAGTCGTGTCGTTGTTTTGAAGTCATGTCCGCCAGTTTTGCAGGGGTAATCTCCCCAGATTTAAGTCTAGTTTTGAGAGCCATTGCTACATTCTTCGGAATACAAGTAAGTGATGCCATATAGATATATTAACAGGTCAAACCGTCTACAACGTCGTCCCATGTTCGCTTCGCTTGAGCTTTCTTAATGAAAGCCTTTTCTGTCTTGACTTCTTTCTTCGCGTCGGACGGTTGCTTTCTACGTTCTGCTGCCTTTGTGCGAGTTTTTGTAATGTCCTGCATTGCGTCTATTGCATCAGCAGGTCCGTTGTTGAAACCTGACGAGCCAAGCGTTTGAGCAGCTTGAGAGCGTTCGGTTGCAATCTTAGAAGTAGCAAGTCTCTGAAGCGTTACACCATCAGCTTCCTGCACAGCTCGATTCTTAACTGCGTTAAACAATACTTGTGGCGCAACGCCGTCTGGCATAGGGATTTCTCCGTAGGCCATTTTCTTAGAAGCCTCTACATCTTCAAGCAGGCGGGCAACTTTTTCAATTTGGTCTGCTTTGTTAATAGAAGCAATTCCCGGCATGAGGTCCTCATCCACTTGGTCGAATCCTGCTGCTGCAAGTTTCTTATTAATGTCCGTTGCCGCTTTAGGTTTTGTTACCGCCTCTCCTGCTTTTGGTTCGCGGACAGGAACAGTGGCTGTTTTCCTAGGAATATCCATCGTTACAGGCCTGCCTGTAGGGGCTGTAATTTGGCTTCTGACGGGAGTTTTAAGGCCTTCTGATGCCTTCCTAGGGGCCTTGGCAGTAGTCTCCGCACGGGCTGGTTTTGGAACCCGAGGGCTCAGTTTAGGTGGCCCTATTGACTCAAATGTGAAGTCTGACCCGGTGTCGGCTTTGGTTCCGGCTTTGGTTCGTACTTCGGGACGAACACTACCTCTGTTTCCGGCTTTGATGATTGGAGCAGGGGCGTCCAGGTCTATAGTAGGTAGGTCACTCTTGCTTGTGCGAGCCCCCATATTAATAGTCGGCATTTCCGCATTTGTAAGGTGTGGTTCCTGCGCACGATTGATTGGCACGTTACGCGCACGACCACCTCCCGTGACTGGTAGTTGTTTGATGCGGCGGATGTTTATATTTCCCTCTGCCGGTACACTTTTGGTAGCCTGATACTCTGCACGGAGTTGGGAGGTGGTTTTGATGTTCTTAGAATCGAAAACAACTGTATGTGTAGTTGGTATGCCAGATTTTCCTGGGTCATCAACAATGTTTTTCATTATTAGTCCATCATTCCCATTTTTTCTTGCTTGTTTTATTAGTTCTGATATACCGCCAGATGTTGAATCTTTTGCCCCAGCTCCTGCAAAATCATAGACCATTGGATTTTTTAAGTCTGCGTATGCTTCTATTACTTTTGCATTTTTAACAACATTATCCCTTGTTTCGTCTAAGTAGAAATTCTCTAACTGTTCAGTTAAACCCGCACTCTTTTCCCAGTCACTTGGGTTTCTTGTTATCTGTGCCTTACGTTCTGCTTCTGCCTGTAATTTGGTAAGTCTACTCACTTCTTTATTAAATGCTTTTTCATTTGCAACGAGGTTACTGTCAGCAAAGTCAGCATAAGATTTTGCTTCTGTCGGACTATCAGTAAAGAATGTGCCACGTTTGGCACTTCCCATTTTGGTTGAATTACCTCGACTTGCGTTACTAAAGGCATTAAAGTCTTGATTTGTCCCATGATACAAAGGCGTTCCCTGCCCCTTCATAAACTCATCCTCAGTCAAATCTTTTGCTGTAGAAGACGAGCCTCCTGGTGAACCATCATCTCGTACAGGTAACGGACGCATTCTAGTTGCTTCCGCTTCTGCAGCTGCACGCAACGCTCCTGGTTTTGCAAGAGCCGCGCCACCACCTCCAAGCACACCTCCGAGGAATCCTCCAAGAGCGAGACCCTTACCTGATTCCATGGCAATAGAACCGGCTGTTGAGCCTTCTCTTGAAGCCTCTGCTCCACCCATATATCCTCCCATTCCTATTGCACCTTCTTTTGAACCTTGAATAGCAGCTTGCTTTATAAACCCCTTGCCGGCCAAATCAACAAGTGGTTTTGCACGGCCTCCTGTATATATTGTTGCCGCGTACTGTGCAGCGTCGCCAGCTATCTGCGCAGCTCCACCGTTATCAAACCCACGCTGTGGCTCGATAGTCCCTCCCTGACCACCTAACGCAGAAGGTAGAGTCATTGGTTGATTAGCAGCACGCTCTAGTCTTCCGCCAAAGTCACCACCAATTGCACGACCTGCTGAAGCCGCTATAGCTTGTTCTGCACGTATAACGGGCGTAGCAAGAACACGCATCGGGTCGTCTACGAGAGCTTTAGCTCCCTGCCATACTGTCTTTGGAATACCTTTAACAGTTTCCACTGCCAAAGAAGCGGGACTGTTCAAGCGCCGAGACTCTGCCGCAGCAGTCTCTGCTTCAGCCTTTAATTTAGATAACTTCTGTTCACGTTCGTCCAGTTGGCGGATACCGCCTAGAAAACCAGACGAAGACCCAGAACTTGTCGTGGTCTTTTTAGACGTAATTCCGTTAACTTCATCAAGGAATGACATAGTGTTATTCTGTTGTGCCTGCAATAAGTTTCTTTTCGACCGCTGTTAGTCCGTACTGGCTATCTGGCATACCCTTTTTGTCAGCATACAGCTGAGAGCCAAACATTTCAATAAACTCTTTACGGGAGATGCCGTATTGAGAAGCTTCACTTGCAGCAGCTTTGAACGCTTTTGGAGTAATGTAACCGTTTTGGTCAGTAGTTGGTGTACCATCCGCCATTGTTTTCCCTGGAGAGAATGCAGAAGCAAACTCACCAATGTAATCGTCTTTTGTTGCTTTAGATTCTCTGATAGCAGTAGAAGCCATACGACTTTCTTGCTGTTGTTCAAGTGCATACTTCATGCCAAACTGCCGGACGTCTTCGTTAAACTTTCTCTCTTGAAGAGCGTCAGCTTGTACGTTACGCGCGTCTCCAACTGCATCACGACCACGATTGTATGTTGTTGTGTCCTCATCACGGCCGATACCATAGAGTTCTTTAGAAGCTGACATCGCTTGTTTGATGTAGTCATCGAATGGCGCAGAAGCAATAGCAAGGTCAGCAAGTTCGGCAGTAGACTTACGCGTGTTCTCCCGAAGGTCACCAGAGAAAGTCTTCATACCTTGACCCTGTTCGTTTTCGCGGATTCTACGTTCTTCTTCGCGGGAGAATAGCTGCGCGTCTGCTGTCTGCTTTCTTAGCTTATCAAGAGACCCGCTTGCATCTTCAAGGTCGTCTTTAGAATACATCCCAGCAAGCATATCTGTATATGCTTTACGATAGTCACTTCCCCCTGAAGACATCGCGCTGCCCCCACCACTGTTTGAAGGAGAACCATACGAGAAGCCAGAAGGAGAACCCATAGGCGCTTGAGCTGGTGCAGCTGGTGCGGAGGCTACCGCTGGAGCATAACTACCAGTTGAAACCCTTGATGTGCTTGTAGAGCCTGACGATGGAGGGGCAGATAATGGAGCAGACCCGGTTGACTGTGGATTATTTAATGGATTCACGTAGCCAGGACTCGCTTTGGGGTTTATGACACCAGACCCGGAAGCTGCTGGTTTACCTGTTGCTGCAGAGGTGTATGTCGGCATGACAGACATACCACCACCTTTTGCTGTAGCAGGAATATACGGAACGCCAGAGGCTGCAGCTTTAGAGTTTATTGCGTCATACTGATTAATGTATGTTGCGTTCGCTCCCTTAAAACCAGCTTTAGGCGCAGCACTAGGTGACGGAGCTTTACCAGGTGCATACGGACCAGCGTACGAAGAGGTGGCAGCAGCTGGGTTTGCAGACGTTCCTGATAAATTACCGAAAAGACCTGATATGAACTGCTGGAATGGATTGGTTGTTGTTGCCATAATAATGTTATGAGAAGCCTGAGGCGTTTTGATAAGGTTGATAATACGGAGCCTGAGGCAGGTTAGACGTAGAACCAAATGGTGGAACATACGCGCCTTCCTCGGTTTCTCCTTCGTTAGCGAGCATCTCCCCCATAAGACCTCCATATTCTTTCGCTTCCCCGTACTCCACACCTCCGTCATACTGAAGCCAGTATTGTTTTGCGCGAGCAAGGTCCTGCTGTTGCTGCCAGTAGATTGCTACTGCCCGCCACAAGATACCGGGCTGATAGGCTGACGGCACGACTGGTACTTGACCAATTGTGTATGCGTTTGTTGCGGCAGCTATAGTGGTTCCCTCGTACGGTTTAGAGAGAGTGATGGTGGTTGTGGTTGGTACGGCGGCTATTTCATACCAGTACCCGTCACCACCATTAGCGGAAGATGTCGGTGTAATTTGAATATACGAACCAATCATTGACGCATTCCATGATGTCCCTGTTCCCACAAGAGCAGTCGCTCCACTAGTTATTGAGACAATAGAACCGGTCGTGTAATCCGCACGTGTAAGATTAGAAGTTTCAAGTCGTCCACGCAAGCGGATAAGATTTCCTGTTGTTGCAGGAATTGGCTGAATGAGGAGTCGAGTGCGCTCTACATACACAAAGTACGGCACGTCTTGAGTTCCATAGCGGTACTGAAGGATAAGCTTCCACTTTGTTGGGTCAAACACCATCTCAGGAGAGTAGATTGTTGAACTGGAGCTTGCTCCGCTGTCCGAATACGCCATAACATCAATAAGCTTACGGAAACCGTTTGGAATCTGATATGCTTCCTGGTTAGCGACAGTAGTTAAGTCTTTAGTTGCTTCCAAAAAACGTAACTTACCGCCTTGTAAATTGCAGATAGTACGGATGCTATCGTTAATGAGTGTTTTACCAAGCGTGTCGTTAGCTGTGGTAGTATTTCTTGTCAAAACCTTATACTGATCGAGAAGTTGTGTGAAGGTAATCATGGTGTTATGGCTGAGCGATTATGTCGGAAGCCGGCACAAGTTGCAATTCTTCTATTGTGACGTACTCTGACCCCTTAAGTTCGGCTTTTATTTGTATCCATGTGCGTGGATTCGTTTGAGGAATGTTTATCTCTTTGTATCCTTGGGTGTCAGCAGACGTTATGGTCTCTGTAAGTTTAATAAAATTATCAACTATACAATAACCAGTATCTGCATTTGTTGCTGTTGGATTAGCTTCATCTAGTGTTACGGTATAAGTGCCAGACGCCACTGAGATGGCTGATATATGCATTGTAAGACCAGCGCCTGGCCCTGACGTAATAGTCACCTCGTCCCCCACAGACGCATACTGAAAGTATGTGAAAGCAGAAGTGAATGTAGTTGTTGAAGTCCACGTGATGTACTCATTGCCCGTGTCAAATGGTAATCCGTTTTTCCATTCGTCTTTATATTTGAATGTTATTTTGTCATCTGCAGAGAAGACCCCGCGGTACTTACACCATATTTTCTTTGCATCATCAGCAATGTCTGATGTTTCAATTCGTGTTGAAGTAATTTGACCAACATTTTTCCCTCCTGATATAACCGTTGAAACAGTGTAGTAAGCAGTATCAGCGTCACCATCAAGACGAGCTCCGGTCAAAAGCACTGAACCATCCGTTGGGTCTGGCGGACCGTCTTCTACAAAGACTTGCGCTATTGCTCCACCACCTGACGCGAAGCGTAAGTGGCAATAATCAGAATTATCTGTTTCTACTGTTTGTCCCCACTTGTGCGTAAGACCGGTCTCTTCAGAAAAATCCCATATCCCTGAAGGAAAGTTTTCATATAACTCAGCAGAATATTGTCCATACTCAACACCTCCACTAACATTAATAGTAAGTCTTCCGTTTATTACACCCATCGAACGTTGATATACAGGATTAGAAACAAGATTAGTTTCATTTCCATCCCAATAACCAGTAAGGGCTTTGTGTATTGGCCACTGGGCTGCTTCTGAAAAGCCACCCCCGTTAAACTTTAACAGTCTACCATCATTTGTAACCACAAAAAAGTCAGTATTGCGGAAGCAACCTGAATATGGCCATGTGCAATCAATGTCGTATTTGTTTGTCCATGTTGGAGAAACTTCATCCCACTCAAACACTGCTGCGTTAGTTCCATCTATCGCTCTTGCACCTATCAATGTTCGAGAGTAATCAGAACGTATCCATACAATTTGATAGTTGGCAGGAAGAGTAAGAGCATCAGAGTTTACTCCTGCTGTAGTGCGCTTTTTCAAAACATTATCGTTTCCTACTAAAAGATAATTAGCAGAGGCAGATTTTTCAAGTGGATGTGGTTCTGCTGAATTTAACGACATCAAAGAGTTTGTCCAAGTACCACTAACAAGTTTAGAAAGATTTGAAGTAGTTGTGCAGTAGAAACCATCATTCCACGAAATACCATCTGAGTAGTCCGACATAATTGGTCCTCCTGCATTGGTTAAAACACCAATGCCTGTAAGTAGACCAGAGAGCACGAAAAGCTCATCATCTGTAACCACAATATATTGCTCTGTTGAACTACCGCCATCCCTAGTCGCTCCAAACTCTCCGTATACAACCGCGAGCACACGACCAAGGTCAGTGCCAGCGCCTGATACTACTTGTCTAAGTATTGGGTGCATACGACGAGAAAGCGACACGATGCCTGGCACTTCAAAATTAACATTTCTTGAAGAGTAAACTGAACCGAAAATATTCCCATTGTTTTGTTGAGACCACTGACGGTTTGGAGGAAGTGTAATTGGTTGCTTTATCATGATAAGTAAATTATGACGCGGTTGTTACAGCCGTCCATGCTGTTACTCCGTCAGTGTTGATATAGGCTCTGGTCGACGTCGAAGAACCTGTATAGTTTAAGAAGAGGGAACCTTTAGTGGCCGTAACTACTCCGTTAGGTGTACCTGTCCCGTAGTAAATACCAAAGCCTTTTGTTCCACCAAGACCAAAAAAAGATGGGCCAGTTACAGACACAAATCCTTGAATAATACTTTGCGAAGTATAATCAAGTGGATAAGAAAGCTGCTGACCTTCCTTTGCTGATTTCCATGCAGAAAACTCTTCTGTCTTTTTTTGAAGTTCAGCAAGTTGTTTTACAACATTTTCAAGCACTTCTCTTTCTTCATTTTTTGAGTTATCAGCCATATTAGATTATTTTAATTTGCATAACTATGGAATTACACAGAACTTCTCTGTTTGTAGGCCGCTGGTAATAATACGTTCTCCACCAATATCTCTTGAGACTGTGGCAGAGAAGAAGTGGTCGCACCCAAACTCTGCGTCATTAGGTATTTCTTCAATACGAAGAAGTGTTGTCCCCTCTCCTTCGGGATAACAACCCTCCGTAACGCTGTTGTTTCTCCTTATAGCGTATATCGTGAGCACCCCGTTTGAGAGCACCCATTGAATAGAAGCCTCCGCAGGGCGAGTCTTGCAGAACGCGGTATGGAATGACACAACCTCACCCCGTTTGTAATCCCGCTTTTCCAGCTTCAAGTTCGCGGGGTCTACTCCGTTCTTGTACTCAATCGTTGGGTTCATATAAATACCATCTATGTGGTAGTACCAGAACAAAAAGGGGATACCAGCAAATATGATTGCCAAGTTCAGTACAAACAGTGAGCGTTTTTTTGTCATAGGAAAGGCGCGATGGACTTGATTGTGGCCGCGATCACTACGGCTCCAGCTGCGTACAGCGTCCACGTGAAAGCCTTTTCTACCCACTTGAGCGAGAACTTTGCGTGACTGTCCTCACGCCACTTATCAAGGCTTTCGCGAATGTGTAACTCTAGCTCTGGTGGGATTGTGTACATATTAGTGATTACATAAAGAATACTCTAGCGTCTGGGATGTTGGTTATTGCAGTTGCTGGAGCAAAGGAAACCATAATAAAAGCGTTCTCCTTAGAAGATGAAAAAGTCGCAGTCATTGAGAACGAACCAGATGATTTGTCTGAAATGTTGTGAAATAAGTTAGCATCGTCATTTGTTCCGAATGTTTTTGTCGAGTTTGTCCCCGCATCATAAAGGTTAAAGTTATAAAGAAGTGTTAAGCAATTTGCCACCCCGAGGGTAAGTGTTCCTGTGCGTGTTGTTCCAGTTTCATTTCCACCTGATGTTGAAACATCTAGTGGGCTTGTAGTTTTTACACCAGCGACCACGACCCAACCCCAAGAGTACCGGTTATAAATCGTTATCGGGGACATTGAAAGCTCAATAGTACCTGAAGCCACGTTTGCTGTATACCAAAGTGTACACGCACGGTTGTTTCCTGAAATCTTAGACTCAATCTGTGTCATACCCACTCCACCCAAAGTAGGAGTTCCGTGATTGTCTGACTGAGTAGCGGAGGAAATTGCAACCACAACAAGCGACCCATTATTCGCAACAGAAACACTCTCAGTGCTAGTCGTATTCCCAGACTGTGAACCGCCTGTGAGATTTAAAGCGTCAATAGTGTATGCCATTATATTGTGTAGTTAAGAATTGTTTCCATATTTATATTGCTGATGCCCAAGTTGTTTTCCAATCCGTTCCATTGAATCGGGCTACGAGCATAAACGTCTTACCTGCTGTGGTTGTGGCAGGGAATGCCGCGCCAAATGGTATGTAGGTCGCGTTTATGGTGAGTGTTTGTGCAGCAACCGAGTCCACATAGATAGCGATAGTCTCTCCGATTACAGGCGTACCGATAGGAGCCGCAAGCGTAAGAGTAGCGGTCTGAGTAGTGCGGTAGTAAACGTTCGCACTCGACAGGTCAGGTGTGAGTGTCGAGGCTGTGGTAGAGCTTGCGGTACGAGGCTGGTTGCGCTTATTCGTGATTGTACTGGTGCTTGAAATGGTCGGTACGGCTACACCGTTTGCTGTTACCGCACCTATCAACAACGTCTTCGTAACACTCGTATTGCCAAGCGTCACTGAGTTAGAGCCAGCACCGATAGCGTTGTAGCCAATAACTGTTTCGTTGGCACCTCCGTCAGCGAGGGCTTTCGTCTTTGCTCCTAGATACAGAGAGGTTCCTGATGTCTCGTTAGCGGTTGTGCCGTCAGCAATATAGCGGCCAGCTTGGTATCCCTGTGCGGAGTTGCTGGAGCCTGTGGTGTTTGAGTAGAGAGCGGTGTATCCCTGTGCGGAGTTTTGGTAACCCGTGGTGTTGGAGTAGAGGGCGTTCACTCCCTGTGCAGAGTTGCTGTAGCCTGTGGTGTTGAGGCGGAGGGCGTTCACTCCCTGTGCGGAGTTGCTGTTGCTCGTGGTGTTTGAGAAGAGAGCGGCGTATCCCTGCGCAGAGTTGTTGGAGCCGGTGGTGTTTGAGTAGAGGGCGTTCACTCCCTGCGCGGAGTTGCTGGAGCCTGTGGTGTTTGAGTAGAGAGCGGTGTATCCCTGTGCGGAGTTTTGGTAACCCGTGGTGTTGGAGTAGAGGGCGTTCACTCCCTGTGCAGAGTTGCTGTAGCCGGTGGTGTTTGAGAAGAGGGCACCAAGACCAACTCCAGTGTTGTATCGTCCGTCGCTGCCTGACACATACGAAAGTGAAGCACCGCCATCTCCATAGAAGGATGAGCCGACAAAACTGGTTTGGTCTGGTAGGTAGACCATCTGTGTTGCGCCCACGCGATACTTTCCTGTTGCGCTTATGTCTCCTGCAACATCAAGTTTGTAGCCGGGTGAGGCAGTACCAATACCGACGTTTCCATTGTTTAGAATACTAGCAGCAACCGTTGCACCGTCTGTGCCTCCTATAAACTGATGGGCAATACCTGTTGCTGTACCTGCTCCCGTGGTGGACTTGTAGATTATGTTTGAACCTGCTGCTGTACCTCCAACAATGAGGGGAGTAGTTATGTTGGTTACGAACACAGGCGTGGTTGCAAACACAAGTGCTCCAGTTCCTGTCTCGTCCGTCACAGCTGCAAGGAGATTTGCAGAAGAAGGGGTCGCAAGGAATGTTGCTACCCCCGTCCCAAGTCCAGTCAGAGCTGACATTGCGTAGCCAGTACAACTTGTAAGAACTCCTGAAGCGGGAGTCCCAAGAACTGGGGTTACAAACGTTGGACTTGTAGTCATTGCTACGTTGCCAGTTCCTGATATAGTGTATTCACCAAGCACTCCTGCGTTGTCATACAAGACACGCGTAGTAACACCAGAACCAATGGTTGTGGTGCCCACAGTAACCGAGCCTGCCGTCGGTGGAGTTCCCCACTTAACTCCTGTAGTTTCTATAGAGTCTGCATAGAGGGCCTGACCGTTCGCACCAATTGGCAGCTTCGTAAGTGTGGTTGCGTCTTGAGCGACAAGAATATCACCTTTTGTAAAAGTAGTTTGACCTGTGCCTCCCCGTGCTGGAGTGAGAGTTCCAGTAGTTCCTGCAATAATAGGAAGACCTGTGCAGTTTGTTAGAACACCAGAGGTTGGTGTACCAAGAAGCGGAGTAATAAGCGTAGGTGAAGTTTGAAGTACAACTGCTCCTGAACCGGTACTTAAAGCTGCACTTATTGCGGTTCCGTTACCTTCGAGAATACCCGTAATGGTCGTCGAAATAGTGATTGCTGGAGTGGTAGTTGCTGTCGCAACAGAACCAGCAAATCCATTACCAGAAGTTACTGAAACACTCGTTACTGTACCCGCACCAGCTGCTGATGAGGTCAACAATCGACCGGTTGCTTCGGAACCTTTTGCTGAAATAACGGTCCCTGCGTTTGTGGAAGATTCCAGTATGAGGGCTGGGACGTGGTTTTGGTCTCGTGGTGATGCTTCCATAGCTGTTTTATGTAATGTCTACTAATACTGCACCCGCAGAAGTGGCCACCCACGGATATACAAGGCCATTGCTGCCTTCAAACGTCATACAATTAACGTAGTTCTTATCTCTAGGATCAATAGGAACCATTGTAAAGGAAATACCTGCTGCTGAATCAACAAGCATACCGCTGTCTACTTCTACAAGTTTAATACGCACAAGATTAGTCCCTTGTACGGTATCAGTGTTAAGTACCGCAAGTGCAGTTGGTACGTGGTTCTGGTCTCTAATTGCGTTTTCTGTTGCCATAATGTTATGCGACCACTTTTACAAGCAAAGCGCCTGTCGCTTGGTCGCCCTTCAAACGCACAATGACTCCCGCATTTGTAGAAGACTCCACAATGATAGTAGATACAAAGTTGCCGTCTTTAAGTGCGTCAGCCATATTAGTTTTTATTTAGTTCAGCAATGTCTTTCATAAGAGCGTCTTCACGACTAGCCAAATCTTTTTCCCAGTCGACCAACCGGGCTTCTTCTTGGGCTAGATTCTTCTGTTGACCATCAAGAACTAACTTTCTTGCTTCTCCTGCGCGTCTTACTTCAAGTAATCGCGCTTCGGTAACTGTGGTCCGTGCTTCCCAAAGACGACTTTTTTCGTTGAAGAGTTCCATAACTTTCCTTACACGCAGAACAACATCGTTTATTCTTGCTGATAAACCAGCAACAGTCCCTGCAATCTCTGTAGCTGCTCTATAACTCTCAGTGGCTTGCTTTAATACCTCTTCAGATTCCTGCACAACACGGTCTACCGCAGCTGCAGCCCTTCCTTCACGCTCTGCAACATACTCAGTTTCTTCAGTCTTGAGCTCCTGGAGTCTGTTTTGAGCCTCTGAAGCATCCATGGTGGCTTTTGCGAGAGCCTCCAGAGTCTTCATCTGTTCTCTATCTACGTTCACGATTTTTGGGTGGTTTTCCATAGTGTGTTGGTTTCTGATAATCTTCTTTCGCCCGCGCTGGTTTCTGCCTCCAGTAAACTCTTTACGTCGCGGGCCTTTGCTTAAGCTAGAAGTTTCTCAAGCTTATCTTGACTAGCCCGCTTGTCATGCGGGATGCCACGCTTCTCTAGTTCCAGAAGCACTTGCTGCTTGTCTTGGAATGTCAATACAACCTCTTCAGGGGCTGGTGTAGTAGACTCCTTAGCAACTAAGACTTCTTCTTTCTTTGCGTCTTGACCCTTTATAAGAGACTCAAGTGCTTGAATGCGTTCAAAGAGAACGTCAGTCTGAGTCTTTGCAACTGGCTTATCCTCTGAGTACATCTCAGTAATATACGAGCGCGCAAGACTTTCAAGTGCTGCATCATCCCAGATTGCTGCTACTATCGGGTGACCTTGAGCATCAAGCTGCTTTCGGTCGCCAGACTTGCGCATAAGTGTCTGCTTAGCGAGATTGCGTGCAATACGAAAGCCCACGTGAAACGGAAGCATCTTTGTCTCACCTCCTCCGAGTCCTAGCACCCCTTCCGAACCCGTCACCGGACGTCCGTCGTACATACAGCCCATCTCGTGGGTGAAATCGAACGACTCTGCGTTATGGAAGGAAACGACTTTGTAGTCATTCGCTATATTTTGTTCTGCGGTATTTTCCATTTTTGTAGATTCATTTGTAATGGTGTAGGGCTTGCCTTCCTCTACTCCGCGGTTTCCCGCCCGCACAGTCCCACCGTAGTGAGGCTGTGAACGGCGTGAAGCTACAGTTCCTTAGCGGATAAAGTAGCGCACAAGAGCACCCTGGTCTGCAGCTGCATTTGCAACGATTGCGTATCCAAGTTCCTGCTCATCGAACCCACCCTTGGCCGTAGTACCTTTGACCACCTGACCTGTGGTGTCATCTCCTGAGACAAAGGATTTACCTACAACAAGCACTTCACCAGCGACTGCACGACCATCACCCTCGGTGAGAGTCCATCCGTAGTCGCCCGATACTGCTGCACACTGGAATGCACCCTGTGTCATCTGAACCTTTGAAGTTACAGCAGCGATAACAACATCCGACATACCGATAAACGTGAGGTCTGAATCAGCTACAGCGAGTGCTGTGCCAAGTGCAGTCTCAGGATAAAGAGTGAGAGTTGTTGCGTCGTTCGTGCGAATCTTAAAGGTCTGACCGACACCAGTACCATCATCTACAACGCCGATTGCATCCTCAAACGCGCCAAGCGTCATGGTTGATGCTGCGCGTGTGAGATATACAATACGTCCCTGCTGGTCTGTGCTCGAAGACCATAGGTCAGTCGAGGTAACAGTCGCTGGAACGACAATATTGCCGTTTGCGATAGTTGAGCCGTTCTTAACGAACTGCCATTCACGACCGTCTGGAGTCGACGCACGCTGCCCGAGCTTAAACTCGCCACGGGCGGTGATTGTCTGATAGACGGACTGGAAGCTAATTGTGTTCATGTTTTTGTTTTCAGGTTTAGGCTCTTAACCTTCCCCAGTTCGTGGCTGCGCCACTTAATTTTTAATACTATGCTGCTGCGAAGATGCCACTTTGAGAGACCATTCTCCAGCTTGTGCCATCACAAACTAAAGTAATTGTGTCTCCTACAACGGCTGTTCCTTGAGTGTTAGTCAGGGTTGTGCCAGAGATAGCTGCACCTGTAGCAGATGCTTTAGCTACAATGGTTCCACCTGTGACAGTGAATCCTGACGTTACACTGGAAACCGTGAAGGTATACCACAAACCGTTTGCTGCAGTCGGCAGCGTCCAAGACGTACTACCACTTGTTGCTCGGTTGTTGAATACTTGTCCTGACTGTGCGGCTGTTAGAACAACAGTTGCACCGACAAGCGCACTGTTTGTAACGAGACGAGCGGTTGGTCCACTTGGTGCAGCTGTGAAAGTTACTACTCCCGTAACTGCAAGAGTTCCTCCAACAGTCGCATCGCTGGTAGTCTCAATCGGAAGCGCCGTTTGAATACCACCATTAAACTTGACTACTGGTAGATTGTCTTCTATTTTTTGTGTTCCTGGTGTTGCCATGTCCTTTTTGATTATTCCCTCTCCTACGCTCTACGTAGGGTCAAAGGCGACTAAGCAGCCTCTCCGGCTGGCGCGGATTCCTCCACGACTTCTTCCTCTTCGACAGTTCCCTCCTCTACTTTTTCGTCTTCAATCATAATCGTGTTCGGTTATGTGTCTACTAAGATGCGTCACGGAGCTGGCCCTGGAGGCGTGGCTCTACAGCGACAAAGTTACCAGCATAAAGGAGGTAACCCACCTTTGTAAGCTGGTCAACTGGACTCATCATCTTGCGGAACTGGAATCCACGAGTTGACTTCACGTTGCCTGGAACTCCAGCAGGAACCGCGTCGGTTGTCTGCTTAAAGTTTGCGGTCATGATGTCTGCATCCTCGTAGTTGAATCCAACAAAGCCGAAGCCCTTAGAGTTTGCGAAGTAGAACCGTCCTGACGGCACCTGCTCGTCCTTAGCAACTCCCGTACCACGGAAGGCAAGATATACGAAGCCCTGACCACCTCCCTGTCCTGGAGTGTTCGAAACACCACCCCATGCATTCATCTTTGGGAAACCGTTGGTCTGGTAGTTCGCACGAACCGATGGAGTCATAAGAGACTCATACGTTGACCAGATTGCCTTCGTTGTGAAAGCGAGGTCTGGACTATCAACACCGATGGTTACTGCATCATCTGCTGTTGCAAGCTTCGCAAGTGTAAGTGCACCAGTGCTTGCTAGGTAGTAACCACTCCACGCTGTGTACGTTGAACGGCTAAGGTCGCCGTACGTTGCAAACAATGTAGAGTCAGCTGCTGCGTTTGAGAGAGAATCCCAATCGTTACCTGTGCCGTTACCCGTGTAAAGGTTCTGGCCCATAACATTCAAGAGGGACTGAGCCTGTGAATCAAACTCAGTATCAAGAAGCTTTACAATCTGCTCATCTCCCATGTTTGCAGTCGTTTCTGCAATTGCTACAACGACTGGCTTGTTGGTTGCCTTCAAGTTGAAGTTGGCCTGCACACGAACATTCTGACGGTCAGTATCAAGACGGTCTGCAATTCCCATGTTTCCACCGTTTGTGGTGTCCTGGTACTTGATTGCGAACTTGTAACTGGTACCTGAATCCCAAGCCTGGATTTTGTCCTGGCGCTGGAGGAAGGTCATGAGACCTGGAGTACCTGTGGTAACCTGGTCATAAACCTTCTTCAGGATTTTCTCGCGGGTGGTCGTTGTGACTGCTGCGTTAAATATCATGATTGTAATCTGTCAAGTCCTGTAATGGACCCGGAAGGCTACTGCTTCCCCTGAGCTTTAAGCGCGCGAAGATAATCCACTGACGAGGCAAAAGCATCTGGATTAAGCGTAGCTCCTGCTGCTCCCGGTCGATTAGACACTGGGTCTATACGAGCGGTTCCATTATCTTTTGTGTGCGTCATTGCGGCTTTTACGGCCGCGTCCGTGTCCCTCATACTTGCGTGTGCAAGGCGGAGGTCTGTGAACTGGTACTTCATTGCGTGCTGCAACAACCTTCCCTCGTTAACTGTTGGGTCACTCTGCTTCACCTCAGTGAGTTGTGCAACCGCGTTATCTTCGAGAGACTGACGTGCGTCTTGCTCTGCCTGTTGTCGAGCCTGCATACCCCCGAGGATACGCTGCTCAATCTGTTCAGCAAGAGTGCCGTACGTGGTTGGGATGTAATCCGGGTCGTTGAGCGGGTCTGCTTCTGCTGGTTCCGGGCTGCGCTGCTGTCCTTGTCGGAAGGCTGCAAGGTCCTGAGACCTGCGAGTGAACTCCGGCATGAAGTTCTCTTTCCATTCCTGACTAAGAGTAGCAGCATCCACTTTTCTGCCGTCTGGTAGCTCATAGAGCTCATCCTCGGCTGCGGGGGTGGTTTCCGCTGGTGCATCTGTATCAGGCGCATCCATTCCTGTCTCGTCAATCGCTGCATCGGCTTCCGTTTCTTCTAACGGTGTGGCCTCGCTTGGCGATGCGTCGAGGGTTTCTTCTGGGTCCATTGCATGTCTTGACTGCCCTCCCTTAGCTTGGCCATGTGGCTGCTTCGGTCCGCTTAGTCAGTTAGCTAGCTAATAGTAGTTTACCGTCTTTACGGACGGCCGGAAACATCCGGCATGTTAGTAACTAACCTTTCTTAAATGCATTCATAGTTCCTTTTAGTGGGTTAATAGAACCGTAATACGGTGCTGCTCCACTCTTTAGGTCTGTCTGACCTTGGTCTACGTTCTTTCGTATTTGTTTACCAACCGCTTGCAATTTGTCCTCTGCTCTTTTCTTTTTTGCAGGAACAAATCCAATAATCTCATTCATCTTTTCAGTTAAGCTCATGGTGTTGATTGGTTATCCTTTGAAGCAAGCGCTTTGTCCTGTCTTTGGTCTTCGCGCGCCGCACCCGCTTCTTCTTTGTTTGCATCAGCCTGCTTCTCAGCCATAGCGACGGCGGGGTCAAGCTGCAAGCCAGCACGAGCAGCAAGTTGTATTTGTCCGTCAAGTGGGAGGTCTTCATATTTGATAGACGTGCTTACAGGACTTTCTTCCTCCTTAGCTGGTGGTGCAATCTCTGCAAGCTCTTCTGGAGTAAGACCTACTGCGTGTGCTGGATTCATGGTCCATACAACGCTGTTTTTAGCCATCTCAATAGGGTCATCGTACTGAGCAATCTTTAGGTAGTCCACCGGCGAAATAATGCCCTTCATAACATCATTCTGTGCTTGCTCAAACTTGAACTCATCATCCACAGGAAGCGTCTTGCCTGGAATAATGATAACCTCCTGGCCCTCTTCAAAGTCATCCTGGATTATTTCCATGTCTTCGAGGTCCCCTTCTTCTCCCTGCCATGAAACTTTGCGGTACTCAGTGTAACGACTCTTTGAAAGCTGCATTGCCCAGCCATAACATTCGCCATACATGTAATCTACAACCTGTACTAACTCATTAAGGCGAAGATACGACTGTTGAATAAGAGCAAGACGACCCGCCTTGGTCTCCTGTCCCTGTCTCTCTCCACGAAACGCAGACGAAGCGGCCATGATGTTATCAATCTCCTGACGTGAGTCAACCATGTCATCAAACACCATCTGAGGTAGTGCTGTGCCAGTCTCACGAGTCACTCCGTCCTTTACATTCTTTCCCCAGACAATACCCTTGGTCTGAAAACGTATACGCTGAGCATCTGACTTGCCCATGGTTCCTGCATCTACTTTAAGGATACCGTTAGCCATCTCGCAGTTCTCATCAATATCCATCTTGCGCTTGTCGATACCACGCTGGAGTGTAGAAGCAAGCTCAATCATGTCTGTGCGACCGATAGGGCTATTTTCATTATTGAACACAGTAGCAAACATGTATGGCTTCCGTGGAGAGTCGAAATAATTGAAATAGTACGGCGTAAACACACGTGGTGCTTGAACATCGCTAGTTGGCTCAAGTTCTCCTTCCATACCAACAGACTCACCGGCCTGGTTTGCCATATCATACTCGGCTCTGCGCTGCTGCTGCTCAAGTTTAATTGGTGTCAGGAACTGTCTACGGGCCTCTCCTTGAAGTTCTTTAAGTCCTGCACGCTCTTCTTCAGTAAGAAGAATACCCTTCCAGTCCCAATAGGGATTCTGGATAACACCTAGAACAATATCGTCTAACTTAAAGATGACATGATTCATAATCCACGCCTCTTTGTATGTGACGTCAGGATTCTTTACATACATATCCTGCTCTCCCTCTTCAGTCTCAAGAAACCCAAACTTTTTCATAAGCGCACCCTTCTTTTCAGGGAAGCGCTCTACAAGCGCGCAGAGATTATCTTCAATCTCTTCAATAGCAAACTCTGTGTCCTGTTCTTTAGTGGAATACTTTCCTACACGTATTTTACGTGGGTCAATTGCACGATAATCAAAATCATCAATTATAGGATTCCAAAATGCCTTGATGACAATAAGGCGTGCGAAGTACAAGTTGCGTAGTCCCTTACGCATCGTCTCTTTGAGGTTGCGGTCTACAAGCTTCTTCTTCATGAACTTCTCAAGCCCCATAGCAAAGTCCTGAACCTCGGGACCATTGCGACCTGGAAGAATATTGATACCAGGAGGATTAGCAATGAGTGAGTTGATAACTGCCTCTGTGTTTACAAAAACACGATTGGCCATAACAGTCCACTGCTGTCGGGTATAAGGGATAGCGTCAAGCCAGCTGCCTTTGTTTGAATAAACGTTAGTGTTATTCTCGTATGTAGTCTTTACTATTTCCCAAAGCTCATCAGAAGACGACCACCGATTATCAACCAGCTTTGCTTGTGATTCAGGACTTAGTTTTGCAATGTCGAGTGATGCCATTTAGGGGTTGTATATGAAAAAGGGCAAAGACTCCCCTTGGGGAATCTCCGCCGTATGTCCGGTATAGAGCTAACACATACATTATAAATTATTGATTAAGTTGTGTACAGTGTTAACCTGTGCGTAACTATACGGGTTTAATTCTATGCACGTGTTCTACCGACATGGTCTGGAGCTGCTTGTTTGCAAAGTTAAGTGTTACCTTACCCCACATAACATCAAAAGCTCCACTAGTTTCCATAGCTTCAAAAATTTCAAACCGTTCCTGGAAGACTAGAAACTGCTTTGCTTCCGCGTCTGGTATATAGATTGGTATAAGTTTATCCACCATAGCGCCCGTCAGAATATCCTTCTGCATTAGCTGACCTAAACAGTTCACTTGGGTCGTACACGTTGTCTACATCAATAGCATGTGGCTTTTCTTCACCACCACCCCCTGTTCCAAAGAAAGCTCCGTCACCTCCACCTGTTGTTGCCATCCACGCGTACAGTGATGCAAAAACGTAGTGGTCAACTCCAGTAGTAGATGCCCAGATGTACCTCTCGATGCCTTTGTTATTTGTTACCTTCTCTCTGCGCAGTGTTTCAAAGTGTCGTATGTAATCACCGAAGTCACGGTCAGCCGGAGCAGCAATAAGCCACTTTGCTTCTAACATCTCTGTAAGCATGAGGTCTATTGCACGGTCACGGTGTGCGTACACAATACCAGTACGGTCATTCTCCCCACGCCAAATAATAGTTTGAGGATTATCCTGATTCTCTTTGAAGAAAGACATCTCCATGAACGGGTATTTGTCAACGTAGTGTTTTGATGCAGTGTTGTCCGGCATTGCATCAATCACTCCGGCCTGAGGTTTCCACGTTGCAATAATAGAGTCGAGATCTTCCCACTTAGTGAAGCGACCTATCTTAATGATACCTCCGTGTGTGCGCACAACATAGTGTTTCATGTTGCCTACATCTACTCCAAGGAAGCGAGGTCCTTGATCAATGTCAGAGAAGCGCGGTGTCCAGATATCAAGAATAGAACTCTTTGTTATTTGCAAATCACCAGGAGTATACGGTAGGCCAAGTACGAAGTTAGCAAAGTACCCAGGGTCACCCTCAGCATCCTCGATAATATCTTCAAGCGGAATGTCTGGACACATAAGGTGACTGATGCGGTAGCCATGTATCTTAGAGCCGGGGCTCTGTGCAATGTACTCTCCTCTTCTCCGCACCTCATCAGTTATGGTTGCATCGCACATTCTGCACCTGTATCTACATTGCTCTTTGTCTACAGAGTCTGGCCACACGAGGTCCTGCTTCTCTTTACACGCGCTACAGGTGATTGTCCACAGTCTCTGGTCAGACTTCTGCCACGCAAGGTCAAGCTCGTCTCGCTCCGGTCCTGGGTTGGAGAACAACCAGCGACCTTTGTACGGGCTTGCCTTCAAACGAGACTTGTATACTTCAATGGCAGGCTGATTAGAACGCGACACCTCATCATGCACGAGTACATCTGCCGACGTTGAAATAGGTGCAGTGCTAGACACAGTACCCTTGAAGAACACAAAGCGATTGTTTAACTCTTTGCGGTCTACGTTATCTGTTGCCATCCCACGAAACTCCGAAGGATTGCTTTGCAGTATCTTGTTGAACTTCGAAGCCACAAACTCATTCACATCAGACTCAGTTGGCATCGTGTAGATGACGTTAAAGCGCAAATGCTTAACGGCAAACAATGTCTTTAGTGAGAATGTTACAGACTTTCCTACCTGAGCACACGCCATCACAACCTGAAGTGGATGGAAGTCAGTAAGTATATCTAAGAGGAACGGTCGATTCTTCCAATCAAACGGCTCCCCCTTCTCAGACACAACACCCTCCTCAGTCAACCATTGAAGGATGGAGAAGTATTGCTTCTCTTTAACTGTTTTATGCTGTCTTGCCATCAGTATCTTTTACCACAGTGATAGCTGTCTCGAAGCTGATAAGGTGCTTCGTGATAGCAACAGCCGACTCTAATGCAGTGCGTACAACTTTGTGAGGGTCTACAATACCAACCTTCATCATGTGTACCATACTACCTGTGACAAAGTCAATCCCGTATCCTTTTGCACTTTCAAAAACTACATTCTTACAATTCTCCATGCCAGCGTTCTCACACATTTGATTGAAGGGCGCGACCATTGCTTTACTGAACATAGAGTCGGAGTGTCCTTTTGCTGCTTCCATCAAAGCAATACCTCCACCAGGGAGAATGCCTTCCTGCATCGCAGCCTGTGTTGAAGAGATAGCGTTGTCGAACTTGTACTTCTTTGCGTTGTACTCTGTGTCAGTGTAGACGCCGACACGTATGACACCAATACCTCCTGTGAGAGCAGCAAGGCGGTCCTTCAACTCACCCTTCTGGAAGTCAGATGTAGTGCTCTCTAGTTTGGTCTGCAACTCTTTAACACGCTCTGCTGGATTACCCTTACCTCCGATAATAGTAGTCCTGTCCCGTGTCACTGTGACCTTCTCCGCCCGACCACAAACATCTTTACGCATATCTTCAAGTCGCATACCCTTCTCCTCTGACACGACAGTCGCTCCAGTAAGCGCTGCTAGATCAAACAGGAAGTCTCTGGCGGGTGATGCGTTATACGGGTTCATCACACAAGCAATAGTGGCTATGCCCTGCATTGCGTTCTTTGCAAGTGAAGCAAGAGCCATACCTTGAACATCAGTTGCAACAAGTAAGATGTGCGTACCAATACCTATATCAGTCAAGAGTGGGATAATCTGCTCGTTCAGTGACACTGTACGGTCCACGAGGATAATGTACGGGTCAGTAAGAACAGTCTGTGTGTTCTCGTGGTCGTTGATAAAGTACGGAGAGATGAGACCCTTCTCAAAGCGTAGCCCTCTCACTGTCTCTAAGTAGTATCCAAGCTTCGCGCCCTTCTCTACCGTGATAGCTCCCGTGCTGCCAACCGTACGGACTGCTTCAGCTACTAGCTTTGCAACATCAGCATCGAGGGAAGACACCTCAGCGATACGCTCGATGTCTTTATCTTCTACTGGTACAGACAGAGTGTCCAAGTATGCTAATGCTTCAACGAGTCCTGCGTCAAGTCGTTCACGTACTTCTCGTATCTTATAACTATCTTCACCCACCTCTTCGAACGCTGCTGAAGCAAGCGCTTGAGTCAACACGGTCGTCGTGGCAGTACCATCACCGCCCTCTGCTGAGCTTCGCATACCTCCCTTCTTCAACAGTTGGAGTCCCATATTCTCATAGGGGTCAGTGAACTCTAAATTGCGGAGGATAGTGATACCATCGTCTGCTGTAACCGGGTCAAGTCCAGGCCACTCAATAAGAGCAGTCATACCAACAGCACCAAGTGTAGGAGCAACTGCATCAGCTGCTCGATCTACACCCGCTTTCACTCGCTCTCTTGCTTCTCTTCCTTTAAGTATTTCTTTTGCCATATTAAAGAATAGCAATTATATCTGACACAGCGACTGTCTTCATTTCTTTCCCTTCAATAGAGACTGTGTGTGTGTCTGGAGAGAACTTTGCAAAGATAACCTCAGCTCCTTCAATGAGGCTTATGTGTTCTACATCCTCTCCTACCTGCACAATACGACCATTGCTTGTAAAGTCGTCAATAGCTTTAACCTCTGCGAACCCACCACTGGTATCTTTTTCAACACGCTCAAGTAGCACACGGTCTCCTAATATGTTCATGCGTTTCTTTTCTTATGTGAGTACATCATCTCGTAACCTGATTCAAACGGCTGTAGGATGTCTGCTGCGTGCTTGCCTCTATCAGCGGCAACCTTCCTTGAAAGTTCAAAGTACGGATCTTTATACTTGTCGAGAGCTAGGCGAATACAACGATGGTTTAGTGGACACTTGGTTCTATAGAACGACACCATCTCATCAGGATTGCCCCAGTCGCGCTCATCTTCACGGATAGTCTCTGCCATGAAGTCTACCTTGCAAGACTTACACCAGAACGGAAGCGTGTCCTTAAGTTTGACAGTCTTTAACTCTCTTGTTCGATCACTCTTACTCGCTTCATGTGCCCTGTGCAGTTCCCGGTCACTTGCTCTTCTGTCCTGCGTCTCTATCAGTTCACGGACGTGGTGGTGGTCCTCAACAAGCGGTCGTGGCGTGTGCTCGTATCTCAGATAACCAGAATAAGTGCTGCTACAATAATTGCAGTTGCAAGAACCATAGCAGGCTTTTCGTAATAATTAGTTGTGGTCTTAAAAGTAGGCCAGAAAAACACTGCCACCAACCAGATTGCTACAAGAAGAAATGTCATATAAGTTATTTAGTTATAGTTTTCTAATACGGTCGAGCCACGCTGCGATTCCTGAGTCTTCGTTCTGTTGTTGCTTAAAGTCTGCACTACTTCCCTCAGCAAAGAACTCCCCTCGAACTTCCGTGTCATCCGCGTCAGGAAGAGCTGCCTCTACTGAAGCAGGCATGTCAAGAAGAGCCTGGAGTTTAACCGGGTCCTTCTTGCTCAGTTTCCATAACCTCTTCAATCTCTTCATCATTGTTTATTCCAGTTAATCTTGCTCTAATGCGTGCTTCTATTTCAGCAACCTCGCCTCTCGTTTGTTCTGAGAATATGAAGTTATACGTTGCTCCTTGATTTGGGTCCTTCGACGGTTCAGGTGTTTTAAAACCTGTGCGGTCAAGTACATCTTTTGCCGCAACAAGAGATACCATTTCAGACTTTCCATATCTTGCGTGCTTCATAACAATTTCTGCAGCTTCACCAGCAACACTTTCTAGGTATGCTCTCACATCTGGCTTAGCAAGGATTTCGCACGCAATTGCAGACGCAGACGTAGGATTGGATGGATTGTACGCTTCGAATGCGGCCTCCCTCGGTGAAGTGCCTTTAGCAACGAGGTCAGCGAGCTTTCTCTCATTCACTGTCAACCCTTTGCCGGGACCACTTCTTTTACGCTTTATCTTGTATCCTTTTATCCTCTCTAGTTTACGCGGAGAGGGGTTCGTTTCCATTCTCTTCCTGCTGGAACCCTTCAACCTTTGGTACAAATGTCTGCTTCCTAAAGAAACGCACTTCGCACCCTATTGTTCCATTATCACTTATAAGTGGCCTTGCGTTAAGGTCTACTCCATGTGCTCCCTTAAAGTTCTCAAATGCTTCTAATACTCCTTTTGCTTCCTTATCACTTAATGCGACCAAGATAAAAGGTTCCTGTGGTTCCATGTCGTTTGTCCGGTTATGGTTGTAATGCGTGCATTATGTCACATACCTTCATTAAATATGTTGGTAACTCTGTTAGTATGTGCATAACTTGCTGGGGAGGTAGGAATCGAACCCACATTGCTTGGTCCAGAACCAAGAGTCACTACCGTTAGACGACTCCCCAAGTGCGCCTTCTGTTTCGCGATGATACCAGTCTTATCTGTACTATGCAGGAACCAATATTTCGTCTTCTTGAGCGCGCACATATTGTACACTATACCTAGTTGTCATACGCGAATGGCACACAGTAGCCGCACTTATTACATCGTGGCAAACCTTTATTTCCTTGAACCATTTCTCTGTTTTCTGGTTTATGGTAGCAGTAGCTTATACTAAACTTGTCTTTGTCTTTATAAAGCTTTTCCCCAGGGGTTTTATTCCATTCCTTAGCCATGGCATTATAGTTCGCCTCAGCCTTTTTATACCATTGTTTCTCTTATACTCTTACCATGTAATGCGGGCCAGAATTATTGTACGAGCGTCTTCTGATTATGAGTCAGGCGAGGTACTGCTCCTCCACCGCATTGTTGAACGCACGTGGGGAGATACAAAAAGGCAAGAAACCTATTTGTCCTCCTTAGCTTTCGCTTGGAATGTCCTACATGGCTCTGCAGAACCAAGTAGGAAAGCAATACGGCAGTCGCGACTTAGGTTCTTATCCCTAAATCACGCTGAGGCATTCTTTGTTGTCATCCCCCCAGGCGCGGTCGAGCGATGATGAGGGACCATGCTTCCAAGTAGTAATTGGAAAGCCCCCCATTGGGCATCAGACCGAAATCATGTAGCCCCCATCATTGCTCGACTTTACTTATTATACTATACTCCTGCTTGGTTTAAGGTAGTTACAAACAGTTTATTATTATAACACATTTTTAGACAAGTAGTGTTTGTTCCACAACATGGAAACAAGTAGGAAGGAGACCGGGTCAACCGGTCTTTTTCCTATGCATGCCACACAGTCAAGGTCAATCCTTCGTTTCCTTTCTCGTATACTTTAGTAATACGCAAGTCAACAATCTGCCCGTCGTCTTCCCATAGTATTCCTGTCATAGAGTCAAGTAGACTTTTGATATTATCTACATCATGGTTTCTTCTACTGCCCCACCTTAAAGCAACCAGTACTCTGAGTTCAGCCACTAATGGGCTTCCTCTATATTGCGACCGTGCTTCCCATGACATAGCATCCTTAGCTATCCTTGCTTTAGGTGCGACGTGCTTACGAGCTCCAAAACCGTGATACAGGGAGTTTGTAGTCGGCGGCATGGTAGTCAGCGATACAGTGACCAATTCTTTCTTGGATACTTCGACAATTCCTCTGGTGTTGCTCTCTCTACTGCTATTCTTTCTGACTCTTTTCGAAACTGCGTTATGTGTACGTGGTGTTCGTGGCATGTTGGAAGTATAGCCCATTTTTCATTCACTTGTTTTCCTGCATAAATAAATACGTGGTCGAACTCTATTCGACCACCGCACTGAACTGATTCGTGAACACAAACAGAATAGAAAGGGTCGTCAGCCATTTCTTTCCGCATTTTTAATGGTATAGGTCTCATCCTCGAAGTCGCGCCCAAAATATACGGTTCCATCTTTCATGCGTCTGTGGTTTAGGACCTGCTTCCTCTGGCCACGGCCGCCCCACTTCGGATTCTAGAATACTCTTAAAACCATAAAGGTCTGGCGTGTTGATATGTGAAAGCATGTACCCAACACGACCCGCTGCCATCAGTCCTTTCCTGTCCTGAGCTCTTTCAACAAAATAACGAACCAAGTGTGCTCGCTCGCTGAGTGGTTTACCGTTCTTTCCTACAGGTATGTTGTTTCCAAAGAGTGTTGCAAGTTCTGATATAGGTCGTAGGTTTGATCCCTTCTCTTCTGTATACATAAATATATGGTTACGTGTGTATTAAAATGATGTCTTCATGTAAGACCTGAGGAAGAGTCACCCCCCTTACCCCCCGCACACTTTGTGAAGGATTGAGAAAGGAAGTGGTTCTTCCACACGTCTGACGTCTCCACGTTGAGCCATCGGAATGTAGCCCTGGCCTATGTTTACCGTCGCCTACCAGGTTAAACCCCCCGCGACATTTTTCCATTATACAACAGAGCCAAGGGAGAGTTACCAACACCTGTGCATAACTTGTGCACAATATGATATATAATGTACAGTATGAAGCATAATCACAGAAAAGAGACGATTCAAAGGATACTCGATGAGCGACCTGATGGAAGGCTTGTAGCTAACAAATACAAGGTGCTAGTAGGAATGCTCAAGAGAAGGTACAAAAGCTTGACCACGGTCGAGTATGGAACCCTGGTGGACATCGTATTTGATGCTGTACAAGGGAACAGGGAGTGGCAGATGTTGACAGAGGGCTACGACACAGAAAACAAGAAAGCATTGTCACAAGCGTGGAAGATAGAACAGGGGTATCACGACCTTCCACCAACAGTTGTCAACACTCCCCCTAGAAATATAGGTGGAGGTGGGATATAATGTACATATTATTCAATAACCCTCGCATTTGAATGAATCACAATGGACTCTAACAAAATAGAACCGGCTCGCTATTACTCAGTGCGTCAGCTTATGAAGATGAATGTTCTACCCTGGCGCAGCGCAATGACTATTGCAAAAGCGTTAAAGGAAGAGAGGTGGAAAGAAGTGTTTAGGCCAATGGTTGACCAGAAAGAAAAAAGCACACGAATGTACGTCAAAGGAGAAAGAATTCTGGAGTTCATCGAGGCTACACGCAGAGGAGATTTTAGTCAATAATAAACAAATCCATGACAAAAGAGATGCACCCGTCTACAGTTAAGGTTCTTAAGTTTATTCAAAAGTTTTTCTGTGATGGAGAAGTTCTTGCGTATGACCGCATTGGAGAAAGGGTTGGTTTAAGCCGTGAAACCGTCCGCCGGCACGTGTTAAAGCTTGCAAAAAAGCGTCTAGTATCAGTTAAGGGTGGCCACATAAGCCGCGTCAAATAATTGTATGAAAGTACGAGTTAGAGAGTTCGGCACTATGCCGACAAAGGTTCATGAAACAGATGCTGGTTGGGACCTCTACGCACCGGAGGGTTTTACTGTTCCTGCTCAGGGATTCTCAAGCCGTATAAATCTAGGTGTAGGTTTTGAGATTCCAGTAGGATACGCTGGTTTTGTGATAGAGCGGTCGAGCCAAGGTAAAAAAGGTCTTGTGTCGGTAGGGCCAGTTGTAGACCATGGGTATACTGGCGACGTGCATCTTACACTCTGTAACAACAGCAATGAAGAAGTAGTCTACGAAAAAGGCGACCGCGTCGCACAGCTAGTTGTGTCTTGTATTTCAACAGAGGCACTCGAACAGGCGGATGAACTCGAAGGTGAGCGTGGTAACAATGGACATGGAAGCTCGGGCCGGTAAATCAAACATCGGGCAAATGCTCGATGACCGTGCAGAACGGTTAGGAATGGAGGATGTTTGGATGGCAACAGCCAGGATGCTTGCTATGCGTTCAAAGTGCAAACGTCATAAAGTTGGTTGTGTTGTTACTGATTGGAAAATGCGTCGGGTTCTTGGTAACGGATACAATGGCCGCGCGGCGGGTGTGGATGAAGAATGTCCGGGCACAGACCCCTGCTGCCTTCACGCAGAAGTGAACGCTCTTATTGCATGTGGTTCACTAGAACGTAACAAAGTTATGTTTGTTACAACCATGCCGTGTGAAAAGTGTGCAATGATGATAATCAACAGCGGTTTTAAGCGTGTGGTATACTCAGAAAAGCATCCAAAAACAGAGGGTGTTGAGTTGCTGGAGCGGGCTGGTCTCTTGGTAGCGCGCTACCGTCGAAGGGCCGAGCGTGCTGGAAGGACTAGACCGGTTGACTTAAGTGAAGAGGAACTACCAGAATAAATAAATACATATATGGGACACGTTATTATTGAGGGGCTTGACAAAACAGGGAAAAGTACTCTTGCGCGTTTTCTGTCCGAAAAAACAGGAATGCCAATCAAAAAATTCTCGGCACCTAGCGCATACCAAGACCCTTCCGTAGAGTACATTGAATTTGTGGTTACTGCCCAATCTTGCATTGTGGACCGTATGCATCTCTCGGAAATGGCATATGGACCGGTCATGAGAGAGAAAACCACCGTAGAAGAAAACATTCAACGTGTTATTGAAGGATTACTTGCAAAGCGCGGTTCTGTTGGTATATACTGTGAAGCAAATGCCGCTGTTTTGAGGGAACGCTTTATTGTAGACAAAGAAGAGTTTCTTTCCCCAGACCAAATAACAAGTGTTCAGCACAACTTCGAAGAAGCGTTAAAAACAAGCAAGATGGAATGGATTCGTTACACAGTGGGCGATGATATGGAAAAAATATATGACAGGATTCGATAAACAGTATACGGACACTGTCCGTCATATTCTTCAACAAACACCCGAACTTAATCAACGCACAAACCACGCGGTTCGGGCAGAGGTTGGAATGACTATACGAGTTGACCTTGAAAAAGAGGGTTTCCCCCTACTTTCTCTTAGGAAGATGCCTTGGTCGTTTATACCAGAAATAATGTGGATGCTGTCAGGTGTCAAAGACCTCCACTGGTTGTCGCAACACACAAAGATATGGGACTCATTTGCAGAGACAGATGGCACCGTGACAGCAGCATATGGCATGCGGTGGCGTAGTACGTTTGGCGTTGACCAACTCGGCAATGTAATGGAGAAGCTAAGTATGGACCCCTCATCACGCCACGGGGTAGTGATGATGTGGGACCCTTCAACCGACCTTACTATTCCACAGAAGAACGTACCGTGTCCAGTAATGTTCACGTTAAACGTGATTCAAGGAAGGCTGAGTCTTCACTTGGTACTGCGGTCAAATGATATGGCGCTTGGCCACCCGACTGACATCGCAGGATTTGCTCTCTTAAACCATATTCTTGCACAAAAACTATCACTTATTCCAGGAGTGTTAACTGTGTCAATCTCGAATGCCCATGTGTACGAGAACCAGGTTCTGCATATGGAAGAATTAATAGAGCGAACCACACAGACTGAAGAGGTCCGCTTGAAATTACCAGCTGATACATATGACCGAGCATGCGGCCTTGACCCTTCTCTTATTCGAGAAATTAAAAACGGTTTTTCGGGTTATTTTCCGGGCGAGACAATGAAAGACATTCCTATTGCGCTATAGTGTGTCATAACTTGCTGTCAACACTTGGACATTTAGGGTGTTTACTTGGTGTGCATACCGTGATAATATGTACAAGTGTCGATGATAAATAAATAAATAAATATATGAATGGAGCATTAGTGAATCCGTATTGTATTTTCACTCGTCATGATGACGATGAGGAAGTCGAAGAAGAGAAAGAGCTTGACGGTCTCGACCGTGAAGAGTATATGGAATACTTAAACTCTGTATGAGAAACTTCACACCTCTTCTGAAAGTAGAGATTCTACGTGGTAATCCTCTCATTACCACATTCGGAGAAAAGATGAGCGTAGAAATGAAGTCGACTGAAGAGCTTATGGGCTGGATTATATTCGGAGATACAAAGCAAAAAAGCTTTTTATTTCAGCTAGATAACAAAAATATCTTCTAGTATGTTAACACTCAAAATATGTGCAAGTATAGTTCTTATTGCAGTTATTGCAATCGCAGCAATAGAAGTTCATTCTGTTGCCGGAATGTTTCACTCTATAACAATTGCAGTTATGGCTTTATTTGCACTGGCAGTAATGCATCTATCCCGTTGACATGGCTTACTACTTGCTCTCAGGAAATGTAAGGCGCAAAGGGAAGTCCTATCAACAAGACCTTGAAGCGATTCGAATGGAAGCTACCAGTCTTCACGCAGCGATTGGGAAAGGTTCTAGGGAATGCCACAAACTCTTTAGGGGTGAACGGCTAGAGAAAATGACTATTACTGCCGTGCGACTATAAAAATAAATATATAAATCTATGACAAAAGCATTTCAAGGTAAGAAGGAAAACGGCACGTGGGAGCAGTTTGAGTGGGACGGTAAAGAAGCGCCTACTACAGAAGAAACTGGCTACGTAGAGGTTGAGGAGATTACTAATGATAGCACAATCTAGTATGGGATACGCAAGAAAAATACCAGACTACGTGCCAGACACAGGATTCTATTTCGACGAAGAGAATCACAAGTATTATCACGACCGCCGACCGATGACTGGCATCACAACCGCGCTTGACGTGCTTGCGAAGCCGGCTCTTATTCAATGGAGTGCCAATCTGGCTGCTGCTGCGGGATATGCTATGGTAGCACCGCCCGGCTTTACTGAAGAGCTTGAATCACTTAAGGAAGCAAACGGTGGTAAGGTGAATGCGGAAGTGTGCAAAGTGCTTGATGCTAAGTACCCAGAGTTCAAGCTTGCCCGTCTTGCACACCGTGCAAAGAAAGAAGAGGCTGGTCAGCACGGCACAGACTATCACGCAATGGTGGAGACCTACGTAAAAGGCTGCATTAACGAGAACGACGGAATGCCACGCTCCCATGTAGACGAGAGTCCTATCAAGCCGTTTGTTGATTGGACCATGCTTAACGTAAAACAGTTTCTTTTCTCCGAGCGCAAGCTTCACAATCTGAAACTATTCATTGCTGGTACAGCAGACTTTGGTTATATCGGCACCGACGGGAAGCGATACATGGGTGACTTCAAAACCAGCTCCGGCATTTACGGCATGGATTATTGGCTTCAGGTTTCTGCGTACCGTTGGATGGCAGAGGCTGAAGGAGACGAGCCGTACGAAGGTTTGTCGGTCGTACGATTCGGAAAAGACGGTTCATTTGAAGCAGTGGCTATGTACGAGTATGAAATGTTTATGAAGGCGTTCCTCGCCTGCGTGACGCTCTATCGTACAAACCAAGCGACAAACGGGCTTACAGTAGACATTGATGCAGCGCGTCAAGCAGAAGCAGTTCTAACAATCAACTAATCACACAAATATGCTGTATACAAAATCCTCAGGAACGAGTGGCCCGTGGCTTGACAAGTCGACGGTCTACAATGGCCAGAAGTTTGCAATTCTTACGGAATCAAAGCCGATTGAAGAAACCTACAAAGGTGAGCCGAATGTTCGCAATACAGTGAAGGTAAAGGTAGAAGGTGCAGCCGAGCCGCAGAACTACGACCTTAACAAGCCAACCATCGCAGGACTCATTGATGCGTTCGGTGATGACAGTCGCTTGTGGATTGGCAAGGTGCTCAAAGCACATGCTGAAAAAGTTCGTGTGGCAGGTAAGGCTGGTATTATGGTTATTCTCTACGCGGAAGGCTTTAAGGTTATGGACGACGAGGGTGGATATGCAACTGTTGTACCAGTAACAACACCTGAGCTCGCTGCACCCCAGGCCCCAGCACGTGACCAGTTCGCAGCCCCAGGGTCGCCTGCTACCATTGCTGGTACGAACATCGAATACCCTAATGAAGAAATCAACCCAGAGGATATTCCGTTCTAAAAATAATCAGGCACCCACATGATAAGTATCAAAGGCCATATACGTGTGCTTCGCGAAGGCAAAGAACCGTTGAATCTCACAGAATATTCAAGGGAGGGTTTTCCAGAGCTCACCTTTGGTTCCCTTGAAAAGTTTGTTGAGTGGTTTGACGAAGCGAAGAAACGCGCAGAAAGAGGTGAAGTACAAATAGTAATCTAACTATGGAAGAAAACACGGTTAGAACAATCATTGACAAACTTGCCGAGTGGGCTTCTCAGGGTAAAACCGTAGGGCCAGAACTGTGGATGAACGCAGCATCAAAACTAAATGTTCTTCTGCAGGGAGAACAGGAAGAACTTATTGACCGCAAATTAGCAATGGCAAAACTTAAGGCCTCTTTCATGGGAGAAGGAGACACAGCGGCAAAAGCTAAAGTAAAAGTTGAGGCAATGGATGAGTGGGCGGTTCTACAGAAGCAAGCAGCACTTATTGAACGAACCTTGGAAACAATTCTTTTAGCAAAAAAGAATGCGACCTTGGTTTCAGAAATGATGAGACATCAACTTAGTTAATAAATAGATAAATAAAACAATATGAAAAACTACAAACAGTGGACGAAAGAAGAGCTTAAGGGTTTCTTGACACTTTGGGAAAACAGTACAGTAGCAGAACTAGCAACAAAGTTTGGTGTTCCAAACCAAACCATTCTTACGATAGCAGCAAAGTTTCGCAAGGAGGGTTATCCCCTTACAAAGAAACGCCAAAACGGAAACCTTAACGGTCTTATTAGGGAAGTTATAGAAGAGGCTAACTAACTAACACTATGGAAATCTTCGAAATCTTCCTCGGCCTTGTAATGTTCTACCTCTGGGGCCACGCTATCTACTTGGTCGCCACAAAGACAAGGGACACAAGTGGGTATGAAAAGTTCGTACTCATAGGTGCGCTAGGAGTGTCCGTTCTCTACGTCTTCGGGACGTTCTAAAGAAGGGGAGGCTTATGCCTCCTTCCCTCAATCCACCGGGTGTGATTGCTCTCCCTGTATGTTGGTGTGGTGGGTTGAGGGAAGGGAGCGTTATCCACAGTTTCGCAGAGAATGACAGAATCCGCGCGAAATCTACCCTATACTAAAAGAGTAAACCTAATCACAACCAACACTATGAAATACAAAACAATAATAGGAGGCACCATAGCAGAAGCACTCGCTAAGTTCCCTTGGTTAGCAGACGCTTCCTTTGAAGACGCAGTCATTGACATCACTAACGACCATCTTATTTGGATGGGCGGCGTTTGGAAGGATGGCATTTGGGAGGGCGGAACTTGGGAGGACGGTATTTGGGAGGGCGGAACTTGGAAGCGCGGCATTTGGTATGACGGCATTTGGGATCGCGGCGCTTGGAGGGGTGGCATTTGGGAGCGCGGCCTTATGTGGTCAAACATTAGCCAAAAGTACGAAAGGGTCTCTTACGAAGACGGGAAGTTTACTGTAGCGGAATAACAAATAACACTATGAACTTCAAACACAATGCGTACAGACACAACAAGTGTTTGTGTGGTGGAGACAAGGACAAGCGTGCGCGACTTTGCTCTTTGTGTTTCTTGAAGACAAAAACGAAGCATGGCATGTTTAAAACAAGCACTTATTACTCTTGGAGCAACATGAAAAAGAGGTGTCGAGATAAGAAGCACATGTCATACGAGAAGTACGGGGGTGCTGGAATAGATGTGTGCAAAAGATGGGAGAAGTTTGAAAACTTCCTGGCTGACATGGGGGAGAAGCCAGAGGGTAAACAGTCCATCGGCAGAATAAACAACCTGAAAGGATACTTCAAAGAGAACTGCCAATGGGAGGATTACTTCCAACAGAACTCGAACACGTCAAAAAACAAATACATATCATTTGATGAAAGGACGATGGTTCTCCCAGAGTGGGCCAGACTGTTAAATGTTAGTCGCCACACACTGTATTACAGAGTAAAAAGCTGGGGCGTTAGCAAGGCATTATTAGTGAGTGGATACAAACAGAATATATGAACTTCAAAAATGGAGACCGCGTTACCTGCACGATACACGGAACAACGATTACAAACGCTCGTATCAGTATTGACGAGAACGGAATGCCTTTCATCTGCCAGAATGAAAAGAATGGCGGCATAACAGACGACAAACTGGGCTACGAGTATTCTTGGATTCTAAGTAGGGACTTCACGGACCCTTCCGTAGAAGACCTAAAACTAGCCACCCCCACATGGAACTTTCTCGCGTGGAAGGATATTATCTTGGACAGTGGTGGAGACAGGCGAATGGTGCTTGCGGTACTAAATGAGGCAGTTCTTATCTCTCAGGTTAATGATTTTGAGGTAGGTTCGGTCTGGTACCTAAAGAAAGAACTACAAAAGCGGGGCTACACCATCGAAGGCGAAGTACCAGCAGTAGAGGAAATCACCGTTGCAGAAGCAGAAGCACGATTTGGGGTGAAGATTAAAAAAGAACTTTCCTTTGCATACCAAAGGGAGACGTTTAAAGACAATACCTAACACCATGATTCCTACACCAGAAATGAAAGCAATGCGTGCCTTCCACGGAAGTGCCGCAATTAAGGAGAAGTACGTTGCTCGTGTTAAGGCACACGCCGAAGCAGACAAAATTGTTAAGGGACAGTATTGGGGAAACGGAAAGGGTTGCGCGGTTGGTTGCACCATTGAAGGCGACGAGCACTCTCGATACGAGACAGAGCTGGGTATTCCTGTGGCTATCGCACACGTTGAGGATTATCTCTTTGAGATAATGCCAAACGAGGACGCTATGAAGTTCCCTCTAAGACTCTTGGAAGCTATCCCCGTTGGCGCAGACCTTTCACTGGTTCCGGCTAATCTTATTGTCTACATACTTGAAGACACCTTGAACATTAAAGAGGTTCAAGAAGACAAGGCTGTAGGGAAAGCAATCAGGGGAGTTATAGACCTGTGGAAGCGCGTGCAGGTTGGTGACAAACCGGACGCGGTAGCATGGTCGGCAGCATGGTCGGCAGCAGAGTCGGCAGAGTCGGCAGCACGGTCGGCAGCATGGTCGGCAGCACGGTCGGCAGCATGGTCGGCAGCACGGTCGGCAGC